TGGTCTTGAGAGGCTGGTAGTATTTTCGATAAAGCCATATCAGCCTCCTATCCTGCTATTTCCATAACCGTTATGTGTGTAGGAACAGGCGCACCAGTACCCGATAATTCTTGCCCAAGTCTTGCAGTAGTAGCTGCATCACCATCGTGGTTATATGAACGAAAGCGCAATCCGTATGTGATGTCTGATGCAGTGGCGGGGCTATCTAAGATAGTCATGCTACAAGGGAAGTAGGTTACCTGAACATTAGTGACAGAATTGCCACCTGCTAAACCAGTATACTGCTGACCTAAGTTTGTGCTGTCTCTATATATGGTTGCGTACCAAGCATCATTTCCATCATCTGCACTGAAAACTCCACAACAAGTGATAAGGAATTTAGATGTTGCTGAAGATGGAGTGATTGTAACTTGAGCCGTGTTGCTTGCTATATCAAATGTCTGGCTAACAGTTGTTCTTATTGAAGTATCTGAAGCAGCTTTGACTTGAAGCACAGCACCGCTAGGCATTGTTAATGCTTTGGCAGACAAGTCTAAGCTTGCAGCTAACTTAGCGGTACTAACACTCGCATCAGGCGGCACTGTCGTTTGCAAAGCCAGTGAGTTGTAGACAACATAAATATCGTCTGTCGCTACCACTGAGCCAGTCAGTGTAACGGTTACGCCATCAGCCCCAACAGAATAAGCTGTTGTAGGCTCTTGCCTCACGTTATTGATAAACAGGTCAATGCCTTCTGCGCTGGCAACTGCGTGTGTTAGCGTCAAGCTAGTACCAGTCGCACCAGTCAGGTCTTGTTTGGCAGGGATGCTGCTAAAGCCTTGCGTCTGTTGATTGCCTATGTAAGCCATCAGTTAATTCCTTATGTTACCGGAGTGCTAATTGCATCAACTACAGACACCCAAACATCTGCGGAAGCAGCCGTGTCTGACTTTACATAAAGCCTGTCACCAGACTTAACGACAACTTTTGCTCCACCATCCAAGATCTGAAGCGCACCGCCAGCAGCAATGGGTGCGCCTAAAACCAGATGGATGTCGTTAGTGCCATCGTTAATATAACAGTCAACGGTGATAGCGTTAGTCGTTACATTGGCAATGTGAATACCTACAATCGTATCCACACTATCAAAGTTCGCCCCATCAGGTATGTCAGCAGCGACAGTGCCTACTGCGTTTAATGTATATCTATGAAAATTCTGTGCCATTATTAACTCCTATAAGGCAATCGCCATTGCAATGCTAAAGCCATTAGTGGCAAAACTTGTGGTGTCTGCCGCTGCATTATTCCAGTTAGTGCCATCATAAACTCTAAGAATGTTGTTACTGCTGTCAAAATACAAATCACCAGCATCTACTGTGCCAGCATTACCTGTTGGTGCAGCACTTGTTTGATATGTTTCTGCGGCAGCATCATTAGTAAACGCTCCATAATACACATCACGCTGCGTCTGTGTTTCGTTCTTAGCCTGATTTGCCCAATACTTAGCTGAGTATTCAGCAGTACCACCAGAACCAGTAACAGCAGTGTCACGATCAAAACCTGTGCCGCCACCTATAGACCACTGCTTAGCAGAGCCAGTGTTCATACCTGTGTTGCCGCCAGTACCAATAGAATACTCTTTGGCTGAAAATTCTGTGCCATCGCAAGTGTTTGTTGTATCTGTTGCCCACTCTTTTGCAGAGCCACGACCAGAACTATCAGTTACACCAGTACCACCAATGGCATAGGCTTTACTGCTATAGTCTGTGGTTGTGCCATCGTTAATAACGCCATCTGTTTTAACAGCCCAATCGTCAGCAAAAGCCGCAGTAAGCGCACTAGCTGCCGCAGCCGTAGCACTACTAGCCGCTGCTGTTGCACTATTACCAGCATTGGTTTCAGCGGTTGAAACTCCCGAAAGATCCAAGACCAAATCATAGTAAGCACTATTTGCGTTGGTGGTAAGTGGCACAGCGCCGGATGATGTGTGTGCAAAATTAACGCGATAGATATTGGAATTGCTAGTATCAACGACCTGATCACCAATAACATAAGCAGTACCAGCAGCCCAGTTTCCTTTCCAAGCCCCAACATCACTTGATGCGGATGGGTTGCCGTTAATGTCAAACGCCAAGAACTTACCAGCCCGGTCAGTTTTAGATGGCAATGTCATATCAACAACGCCGCCATCCTCGACTAGCGCCGGGTCAAACGCCGGGGCGCGTAGGCCGCGTTTGTTTTCTTCAGCCACCTGCTGGTCAAAGATCGTCAGCGCGTCTAGCTGCTCATTGAGACTAGATGCCAACAAGTCACCGGCTGTTACAAAGTCTGTGGTGCGCTCAATATCTCTCGCCCCAACAATAACAATTTGATCTGATCCAGTTGGCGTTGATGGCACGTTGCCACCAGTCACAATGTTTACGCTGCCAGTACCGTTGGCGTTGATTGTCACAGTAAAGTCTGTCGTCAGCGTCAGTTTGGTTGCATTGAAATAGGCAACGATATCGGTGTTAGCCAAGATCTCAAACGAAAACGCATACGGCCCCAGCCCGGCTGATCCGGTAAACACGACCCTGCGTGTAATTGCATTGATGTTATAGTCAGCCATTTTTGTGCCTCATATGATTGCCGTGATTATACATTATTTATTACCTGCCGTATAGATTGACCTTTTGTTGGTTTTTGGCAATGTCTGCCGCAGTGCCGGGGTAAAGAATAGGCGCGCCATCTTCTGTCTCTAGTGTGTAATCAACAAGCCCGGTGTCTCTGTCTTTAATTGTTTTGCCAAACATAACCTCTCGCGCTCTAGAACGATAGTCAGATACCACAGTGTTAACATCATTTTGCAGTGACCCTATCGCCGGGGCAATCCCAAGCAGGTCAGCGTCATTGAGACGCTGGTTTATAACGTCAACAATAGCCTCATCCATTGTCATCCCGGTGTCAGGGTCTGGGTCTTGTTGCAGCTTTAGATACATATTTTGCTGCTCTGCCGTCAGGCTAACGCCGTTGATTTTAAAGTTTGGATATGCAACGCCGTGATTGATTGCTGCTAAAATCTCAGACACCTCGTCACGTTTTCCCTTTTGCGTAGCCATAGGCCTCCAAGAATAATCTGCGCTATACTCAATAGGCTTGCCGCGCTCATCTAGCTTTGGTGGCAGTTTGTTTGCCTTTGTTGGAACACGGCTCATCATTTTATTATAAGCCTCAAAGAAACCGCGAACACCAAGCTGCGTTGCGTCAATACCCAACACATCGTCTGCCCACTCTACCTGCGCCTGATTTACTGCTGTGTTACTTGCAGCCGGGTCTAGTATGCGCTCAATCTTGCCGACAATTGCGCTGTTAGCTAAACCAACGACAGGTGTTCCCGCAATAGCCACGTTACCCACCTGACGCACATAAGCATCAAGCATAGCAACGAGCCGGTCGCCGCTGTCTGTCTGGCGCTGGTTGGCAATGCGCATTAGCTCGTTTACCGACTGCATCGCTGGCATATTAGTGGAATACTCAGACAGTGACGCAGACATTGCGTCAAACATAATACTAAGCTGCGTGTCGTCTGGGTCATAGGCACGATACTTGACAGCGTCAGCATAAGCAGCGCCAAGCAACAATGGTATTGTCACCGGCTCAAGCCTCTTTAATGACATAAACGTGCTGCCCTCTAGGTTGCCGGTGCCGCGCTGAATTGTACCAGCGCCGAGGATTTTATTTACACGATCAATATTCTCATCCGACATTTCGTCATTATTTAGGCGCAAGCTAAAGTCTTGCCAACCGATGCGCTTTAGGTTGTTTCTGTCCTCTGTATCTGCCGGGCCAGCGCCAGTGAGCCTGCCATTGTAAGCTAGATAGTAAGAGCCAAGCCCCATAGTGCCGCCGACAACAATACGGCTAATGGCTAGGTCGCGGTGCCTGCCGCCCTTTTCCCACTCGCTGTAAAAACGTGGCGACATAAAGTTTAAGATAGGCACACGCGCCGCGCCCTCAATGGCAAGGTTTGTGACTGACTTACTAAACAACATGATCGGCTTAACTAGTGGGTTGTTCATAACCTTGAGCGCGCCGTGATACATACGGCCAAGGTTTGACTGGCGGTCAATGTCGGCCATTAATGTCGCTTGTTTTCTAAAGCTCTGAACACTAGCGTCAACCTCTGCCGGGCGCTCAGTCAAAAACCTGTTTACGGCCTCTTGTGAAACAGACAGAGCCTCATCTGCTGTACCGCCATCGGCCAGCTTCTTGTCATATATTTGCGCGCCGTAACGCCAAGCCTGCTCGTGCAATTCCATACGCTGCGCAATACCACCAAAGAACTGGTCACCTGCGCCAAGGGCGCGCATAGGGATTGAGTAAATCATCCCCAAGCTATCAAGCACTTTTCCAGCCAGCGTGTTCTTTAGCTCTGGCGTTCTAGCCACCTCTTTGCCAAGCAGCATCAAGGGCGTGTTGCTAAAATACGCAGATGATATAGGGTTACGCGCCGCGTCTTTTGTTGATCCTGTCTTTGCGCCTTGAGCCATTAAAGACCAGCCATCCATAATGCCGTTATAAAATGCAGATGTTCTGGCGTAAATGTCCTGACGGTAATACTCATCCGGGCTGTACTCTAGGCCTAGTGTTTTGGCGATGCGCTTTCTTACCTTGCCAATTGGAACAGCAACGGCGCGCTCTGGAACGTCAGCGATTAGCGTTCCAAAGTTAGCGGCACTGTTGAACAGATGCGTTTCCCAGTTTGTCAGGAACGTAGACTGCGCCGCATAAATGATGCTGTCATATGTTTTGCGGATAATGCCAACCTCAAGGACTTTGTTCTTGGCGGCGCGGGTTTCTTGTTTCATGTAATTATCAGCTAGGGCGCGCAATTGATCATCGCCGCCAGCGCCGTCAAGCACGGCGCGAATGTCTAGCGATGGCAGGTTGCGTTCACGCGCACCTTTAAACACATTCATGCTGCGAGCCACGTCACGCTTTGCGCCTTTTAACGTGCCAAGGATTACCTCATGCTGAGACAAAGCCTCGCGCAATTCAAACTTGCCCAAATCAGTTAAAAGGCCAGACGCAGCCTGCGTCATAAGCTCGTCAACCTTTTGTGCGCTAACATCATGCAACGCCTGCAATCCGGCAAGCTGTGTGGCTAACTGGTTGTTGCCAACCTTGCTTTGCATTGGTATGCCGCGAAACATTGCGTCTAGTGTTTTCTTGGGAACGCCAGACATAAAAGCGCGTCTATATAAGCTCTCAACCGTTTGAGCTTGATAGTCAGGTTCAGTATCCCCGGCCACAGCCTTGGCTGTTGCTGCTAAACTATCGCTATCATAAAAGCGAGTATTGACTGGCCCGGCTTCAATGCCCGCTTCTAATTGAGCTTTGCTGGGCGATGGCACTGTGCGCGCACCACCCATAGCCTCTTGACGCTCGGCCATTACCTCTTCGACACGCTCTTCTGTTGATGGCTTTGGCTTTTTTATAGGCGGCACAATTTCCGGCTCTATTTTTGTTTTTGCTTCAACAGGCGGCTGGATGTCCATAACATCTGTGGCGGTGCCGTCTGGGTCGATAACGTCAACCGGCTTTGTTATTTCTTCTGTTACCTTGTAATCAGGGTCAATACGCGCACCGCGCTTTGTTAGAGGCTTGATAATTTCCCCAGCGGCTTGACGGCCTAATGACCGGGCAAAACCAGCAGGCTGGATGCTGTCATCAGTCAGGTCGGCATCCGGCTCCTGCTTGGAAAGCTGGTCGAGCTTATCTTCTAAATCTCTTGGGCCGCGTATTGCCATTACATTTCCTCGTTAACTTCTTGTTGCATTGCCCCAGTGTCCAGCAGCGTCAAGCCACCAAGAGACAGCAATGGTATCGACCCTTTCATAAATTTCTTAAACACTTCGTCTTTAGACTGTCCTAGCATTTGAGACGTTACGTCCACGCGCTCATCAATTAACTCAACAATAGTTTTTGGCTCTGAGGCCAAGCCTGTTTTTTTGCCGTTGGCAAACCAGCTTAATGATTGCGCTTCGGCTGGTCTTACACCAATTTTTTCAGCCACCTTCTTATATATGTCTGAAAATATAGCATACTCAGTTTGAGTTGGCTCGCCGTTAATTTTTTGCGTTGCCAACGTGTCATTAATCATTGTGGCTGGGTCAAGGCTTGATGGGTCAGCTAGATACTGGGCGCGCATTTCTTTTGTTGCTTTAGCATTTTTGCCCCCAATAAACTCAATGGGTATAGACCCCGGCTCAATTTCGTTCATTGCGTCAAAAACAGCACGAATTGCGTGTGTGTCGGCAGTAACGCCAGCCAGATTTCCACTTACATTTTCAGCAAAAGTCGCTGGCTTGGGGTTTGTGTTAAAATTTAAACCATCGACAGCAGCTTCATCAACCAGCTTTTTATGTATCCCACCGGGGTTAATCATCATTGGATAACCCTTTTCATTGACGCCCTCACCGCCGGGGCCAATCATTTCTGTCAAATCAACGCCGCGTTTTTGTTTGGCGGTTACCAATGAGGCATTACGCAGATTTTGTTCAGTCATTGTGCGTGGGCTAGTAGCCGCATAATTTAACGCAAATTTCTTTAGTTGTTGCCGCGCCTCTTCTTCTGGGATGCCCAGTTCCACGGCCTTATCAATTAAAGGGCCGGTATGATAAAAATATTGCACATTAGAGCCAACTAATGGCCGCGCTCTGTCAGCCAAAACATCAGAAATTTTATCTGACATTTCTATTACTTTTGCGCCTCTGTTATTTAGAGGCAGCTTCACGCCTTCTGGCGCTCGCGGAACAGGGGTATCGCTTTGCTCTGGCATATTTAATTCATAAGGGCTTTGGTTGTCTCCGGGCTTTGTCTCTAAATTAAAAATCACATTATCAGTTGATGGCTGAACTCTTTGCCCAACAGGCAATTTCATTTGTTCAGCCCTTAAATCAAGCACTGTTTTTAATTCGTCCTTGCCCCTAGCCAACTTGCCAGCCGCAGCTAACGCCGGGTCAATTACTTCCATAGGATCAGCGCCAGACATAACGCGGTCAGTAATAGGCCCGCGCTCTGCCATCCGCGCCTCGGCTGACTGCCCCGCTTGGCTTATTGCCTCACCAACAACAGGCCCAAGTTCACGCGCTAACATCTCGCCGCCCTTGACTAAACCGCCGCCCATAGTGCCAGCAACGCCAGCAGTCAACGCAGTGCGCAGTGCGCCTGTTGCTGGGTCAATCTCTATCCCAGCTTTGCGCTCAACGCCCTGCGTTAGCTGGTCAGCAGCCCCAGCCTCAACGCCAGTATATACAGCGGCTGACGTGCCAGGGCGCTTTGCTATCTCAACTAATGCTTTTTTGATGCCAGTAGCCCCAGTCTTGCGAACCAAGAAACCAGCGCCTAATGTGCCAAAGCCAGTGTAAACGCTAGGGTCAGCAATCATACCGCGTATCATGCGAGCAGTGCCAGCTAGTGTAAAGTTAGGCAGTTGGTCATAACGATCCATAAGATAAACAAAAGACTTGGCTTGATCTTGTGAGCCGCTAGTCATTAAAGCTGCGGCCTGACCAATGGTGCCGGGCGAGCTAATGCCACTTTCGCCGGGGATGCCAGCCGGGCCAGCAAAGTTATAATTAAACTCACCGATTGCATCTATGCCGTAGCGCGCCGCCATTTGATCGTCACCTTCAAACGGCTCACCCTCAAACAGCAAATGCACGTCACGCGCCGCTGCTGCAAACTGCGGATCAAGCAACAATTGCTTTTCAGTTACCTCTGGTGCCTCTGGCTGCACTGGGTCTGGCGGCGTATCCATTGATGGGATTTGCAGAACAGGCGGCGTGTCAACCATAACATTAGACGCAAACCTATCATCAAACGCTCTTGCAAAATCATCGGTCATCGTAGAGCATCCCTTCTTTCAACAGCACGGTTCATAGTGCTAATTCTAGATCTTACCAAATCCATTTGCGCAATCAATTTCCGGTCTTTCACACCTTTAGCGATTAAAGCGTCTCTTATGTCCTGTTCTGTTGTATCTTCGTCAATTAAAATATTAAGAGGTGTTTGCGCGCCTTCTGGCCCAAAGTCTCTAATAAAGTTAGTAACGGCAGCATTAACATCTTTTTGTTCATCACTGCGGCGATACTCTAGGTCAATTTCTTTTGCTATATCTAGTTTTGTTGGCATTAAAGTGACCCGCGTACTTTGCTCCCATTCTTGTATTCTTGCTGTGTATCTGTCGTCCAAAGTTCTTTCAAACTTAAAATATGCCTTGGATTGCTTTTGGCTTGCGTTTGACCCATCAACAATTTTAGCGTTACGCCGAATAATCCGATCAACGGCTGTCGCTTCTGCTTTTACGTCTGTTTGTAAAAACGGCACAATTGAATAATAGTCCTTTGCGCCAACGCCAAGGGCATTTGCTTGCTGTTCTAAATCATCCATTGTTTGTATTTCGTTGCCCAGCACTCTGCGCTTTAATTCAAACATGCCAGCAAAATTTGACTTTGGGTCTTTGCTGGGATCAAGCGCCTTGTCTAGCGATGTGATAGATGATTGCGTTACAGCCTCTGGGTACAAAACGGCTAATGCCTGCAACTGATCAACCGCAGAGTTATACGCTGCGCCTTGGTAAGCGGTAGCCGCTAAGTCGGCCATTGTTGTTTGTATGCGCTGCACTTCTTTTTTAGCATTAGCAAGGCCAAGGTCTTTAGCAACCTTATTGTCAGCGATACGAGCATCGCGCTGTTTTCTAACTAAGTCGCGAACACCAGCTTTTTCTTTATCGTCAAGGACGCCATACAAGCTGGTGAACCTATCGCCAAAATCACCTTTTAAAGCGCGGCGCGTGTTTTTGCTTGATTGCCCGGCCCAGTCGGCTAGGACGTTTTGATATTGCTCAGTCACAATATCTCTAATTTTAGTACCGGCACTTTCTATAAACGCAGCATCACCAGTCTCAATGATTGCGTTATTTGCAACTTTTAGCTGTGTAGCAATTGTTCCGGTCGTAACACCAATGTCGCCAGCGTGGTTTAACAAAACACGTTTTACAATATTAGGCAGCTTGTCAAGTTCTGCATTTGCCCGGTCTTTTGTAAGGGCTTGGGCTATTTTAAAACTATGCTCAAGGCCTGATTTATATGTGGCCGCAGATAGCGTGTTCGCAGTCGCGTTATACTTTAGCGCAGCCTCTGGGTCTACGCCCGCGATTATTTCGCTATGGCCGTTAATCATAGCAGTTAAATCATTGCGCATAGATTGCGGGTTAAAGTTGGGGTCGCCGCCCTCAATCATTGCATTATAGACAGCAAGCTTTGATGTTAGCTGCGTTTGCAACTCAGTCGATAACTGGGTTGCGGTGGCCGCAGTTGTTACTGCACCAAACACTGTGTCAGGGTCGCCGACAACTTCACTCATGTCTCTGCCATCAGCAAGGGCTTGCTCAATTTGTTCAGCAGTTACTGGGTTCTCAAACGCATACTGCATCGCTTCGCGTTGTGTCTGGGCAACCTGTTTTTTGTACAAATAATCAGTCATGCTATTGAGGCCTTTAGTAACAGCATCAATTGCGCGAGCCTTAGCAGCGCCTGTCGCAACAAAGTCAACAGTCGGCACTGACGGTATGCCTACACCTAAAGGTCTGTATTTTGGTAGCTCTGCCATTACCCGCCGTATCCTCTAAAGCCTGCCCTTGACACCGTTGCTGACTGACCAGCTTGCAGCCCAGTGCTGCCGCCAGCGGGTGCGCCGCCCAGTGACATACCCATCATAGCGCCCTGCATTATTGTGCCAAATGCTTGCGCTCTTGATGCAGATATTGCTGACTTTGCTTGAGACATATATTGCATTGCCTGCGCTTCGCCAGTGCCAAAGGCAATCTGTTCGCCGTCACGGCTTATATAAAGTTCGTTTGCGCCTTTTTTCTCAGCATACAAAGCCAAAGCCTTGGCGCTGCCACTGAATGGGTCAATCCCACCGGCTGCTGCTCTTGCGTTGATTGCTGCCTTTGTCGCTAAAATATTGTCCATAACGGCGGCACCTTGCTGCCTATACTTTAACGCCTCGCCGCGAGCCTGCACTTTTCTAAATGCTGCTTGCCTTGCCAGACCGCTAGCTTGCGCCTTGCCAGCTTTTAGTTGCTGGCTTGCGGTTAAAGCCGTCATTCCGGCAATCAAAAATGGGATAGCCTGTGCCATATTACTGTCCTACACTCACTTTATAATCAATGCCCAGCAGTGTCATTTTTAATGGCACTTCTTGGCCGATTGTTATTTGTCCATCATAAGTATAACCCAAAAGACCGTGCAATGTCTTGATGCCTGTGTACTCCGGCACTGCGCTGCCAAACACATTTGCGCCAAACTGGCGAAACGCGATTAACTTATTGTCGATTGTAAGCGACTGTGTTTCAAACAACTCGGCGTTTACCTCAAAGATGCGCTTCTTAAAGCCCTTTATTGAGCCGCTGGGCAGGTTTGGTTCAACCGGCAGTGTCTTTACCTCTGGCGTAAAGTTAAGGCCAACCTCGTGGCTTGTAGACGCCGCAGTGGCAAAGGTAACGGTGAATGGGCTAATGCCCACAACTTGATCAGGCTCAACGATGCCATCGCGGATTACCTTAACGGTGTCGCCTTCTAGATGGCTCATGTCCACAGATGACGCCGCGCCGCCAACAACTGAACAATCAAGCAATGCGTTTGCATCAAATATTTCAACATAATATCTGTCAGTCGCAGAAACCGTAAAATCAACGTCAGTAAGTCTGACAGCATCGCTTGATGTGATTGTTAAATTGCTACCACCAGTAACCTTGCGAGTTATACTAACAACATTGGCCGCAGGGTTGGGCGCGTCATACCCAGCAACTGAGTTGATAGCTGTGGCTAAATTGTCTGCGACTTGATCGTTTGTAAGAGAGCCGCCAACTTGAAACTGCAAGTCATTAGCCGGGGTGCCGGTAACAGCCGTAAATGTTGTTGACGTGCCAGCGTTGTCAGTCAAGACAACGGTTTCGCTGTTTGCAATATTTGCAGCGTCAGTCACAGTAATCGTAGCAGTGGCATAAGGAGCAATAGTGCGCTTCACAACAGTGTATATGTCGTCAACGTCAACGCCAATATTTAAGAACTCTCCATCAGTTGTCCACTCTGACGGCGCAATAACATTTTGGCTTCGCAGCAACGTGTAACAAGCAATGCTGCCATCTTCGCCATTTACCAGCATTAGCCGGTCACCCTCGTCAGTTGACGTGGCAACGCGCACCGCCATTTCCTCTGGCGTCTTTAATAGATGCGATGACAGCAGCGAGATCTTAGCTGATGTGTACGCTTGCACTGCGTCACTAAAAATAAACTCTTGGATAGCCTTGCCCTGCCTTTGAATAAACAAGGTTGAGCCGTCTACGTTTTGCAACCGAATGCCGGGTTTGCTGCCAAACGCAGTCTGCTGTTTGACGATTAGATTACTAGGCGTGATGGGCGTGTCTAGTGTTTGCGGCACATAGAACTCAGCGCCGGTCGTAAAGATCTGCAAGTGACGACCAGAAAAGATATCAACAATTGCATTAAATGTGCCGGTGTCTAATGTTGCCTCAACCGCCGCATCATCAAGAGCCTCGCCAGGGTCAAAGTTAAAGAAGGTCGCAACCCTCGATCCAAAGATAGTTGATGGCCGTTGTTTAGTTCCACCAAAATACAACCGGCCTTCGTGGAATGTTACGCTGCGTGGGTATCCCCGGCTAGACGACCACACCTCTTCATAGCCACTTTCAAACTCCCAGTCAGCGTCATCAATGTTACTGGTGTCAAACAAAGGCACCTCAGCAAAACATTCTAGCTTGGCCGCTGATACCCTACGCACAATCCGCAATCGACCAAATGGCGTCACGTTTATATATTGCCCAATGTAGCTGGCGGCAGCACTGGTAAATATATTAGCGTCTGATCCGCTGTGCTTTGCTGTTAGTGTCAGGTTGCCAGATGCAGCAGACGGCTCTAGGTGGTCATGTGCCACACCAGTGTTATATGCGGTTCCGGCAGTTACACTTAAAGTAAAAGCATACTTAGGCACAAAATCAAATGTGATTGTGCTGGCTGTCCAGTTTGTGTCGCCTGCGCCACGCACAATCTTTGTCGGCGGCAGGTCTGGATGCACTACAATAACGGTGTCGGCAGACTGCACCCAATTCATCTCCGGCAAAATAGAGCTAGTCAAACTAGCCACAGCTAAAAAATCATCGCCGCTGCCGTTGATGTTTTTGATTAACGCACCGTCTTTGAAAACGTACATCTTACTGGGTGTGAAAACCAACATATAGCTGTCGCTGACACTAAACTCAAACGACACCATTCGCACAGCGTTAGCCGCGCCGCTATCTAATTCTTCAACAAACTTAGTGCCATCACGCCGCTTGGCACCGCCCTGCGGCTGGATGCTTACATTACGCGCTGTTGATAGGCCAGACTTATACTGACTGATGTCAGTACGCGACCGCAGCTTTGGATCTAGCTCGCCAGCGGTAAAATCATTCTGGATCTGGATGATGCGGCTCATGCTAGAACCTTATATCTGAAATCGGGAACTCTTGTATTTGCTGTGCCGGGCGGTCAGCGCCGTCAATGTTAATAGACACACGCACCAAACCACCGCGCATATTTTCAGACGGTGACCCATAAGCCTTTGCGTGATAATAATCAGCCTTGGCTATCTGGTCGGTAACCGGCTCGGCAAACTCAGCGGCCAACGCCATCTTTAACAGACGCACAAAATACGGCGGGAATATTGCTGGCTCTGGCCGGAACTGGTAGTCAATCCAAACTGTTTCGTAATTAGTGTAAAGGCCAAGATTATAAAGCTCAAAATCGCGAACCGTATTTGAACCAACAGAGCTTGTGTTAAACACAGCCTTTGGGTTGCCCAGTATATCGCCGGGCAGCGCGTAGGCGTATTTCCATTCATTGATTGGGGTGCTGGCAAGCTGCGCTAACTGCACTTTCTGCACAGACCAAGAATACGCATATTGCATTAACAGAGTATCGCGAACATCGTCATAGAGGCGATCAGCGACCTGCGCTTCATCGGTGCCGGTTGCAAATGATGATAAAGGCGCTGCGCCCAACATAATCAAAGCATCAGAACAGATTGATAGTTTGGTATCACCAGCCGCCATTGCGCTACTCCAGAATAGGGAAAGGGGGCCGGTTGCCCGGCCCCACTTAAATTAGTCTGCGTCACCCATTGCGATGGCGGTGCCATCGGTAACGTCAACAACACCAGCCGAATTTGATGCAACCATAACAATTGACATTGTTGGGGTCGCGCTGTCGTGAACAAAGATGATGTCGCCAACTGCCACTGTGTCTGACAGTGTGTTGAAATAACCTTCGGTGTTCACAGCATCAATCGCGTCTGCTGATGTGTAGGTGTACATTGATGGTGCGTTGCCAGATTTAGCTGCACCGATCACGTTCCAACCTGCTGAAGAGAAAGCCATTACTAATCTCCTTTCTATTCAGTCGCTGAGATTTTGACAATACCATCGTCATCAATGGCAACCGCACCAGCGGAGAACATTGAAGAAACGAGGAATGACGTTTTCTCAGGAACGTAGTTGATTTCAGACTTTTGGTTCATGCCAATGCCCATACCGATTGCATCGCGATGGAACGCAAAGCAAGTGCGGGTTGATGGGATAGGCAGGCCACCTTCATCACGATCACCTAATGTGATAAATTTAAAGCCGAGGAAAGTGTCGATCTCGCCTGTTGAGAGAGCCTTCACAGTAGCAAAATCGCTGCTGGTGAGTTCTGTCTCATCAAGCAATGCTGACAAGCCGTTTGCGTGAATAATCATGCAGCGACCTTCTGCTGGCACGTTCTTCACATCCAGAGCCTTTTTAGCTGCAAGCAGCTTTGCAAGGTTCATGTTTGTGCCAGAACCACCAACAGTTGTTGCAACGGTTGACGGTGAGGAAGCTGCATTGAGCGCGTCAATAACAAGCTGATCCATACGGCGACCGATAGCTGCGCCAACTACTTGCACCAATTCCCGGCGCTCGTCAAAGTTGACTTTTTGCTGGTTAAAAATGTCTGAATACTCAGCAGCAATGAAATCTGACATTGTTGCTGTGACTTGTGAGTAAGTCACGTTCAGAGGTGTAACGTCAGTTTGCGGTACGCGAACTGTTGCGGTTCCTTTCCCGATCTTCGGGAACTTCACCTGATTGCCTTCGACACTTGTTCTTTCGCGAGTAACGCCAGCCAAAGCACGAGATGCTTGATATGCCTGCTTCACTTCCGCATCGAACAACTGCACAAAAGCGTTGGAAATGCCTACAGCCATTTTCCTATTCCTTTGTCAAAGTTAAAACACGATTAGCGCCTAGCAGGTATCCTTTCGGGCTGCGGCTTGGGCATACACGCTACGCCCCCAAGCGTTTGCGACAGGTCGAAAGACGATTGTCTGTCAATAGGGATTATATGTAAAAAAGAGAGAACTGTAAACAGTTCCCTCTTGACCTTTATGTTGGCGAGTATTCGTCACTGCCAAAAGCCTGCTCAAACATTTTCTCAACCTTTATTCTGTAGCTTGGATCTGTTTGATATTCTGGCTTTCCGACCATTGCCATCAACTCTTCTTTTGATGGCGCACCGGCCATAGGCGCAACGTCTACCGGGATAGCCTTGTCGCCGTAATAGCTGCGAACCTTTTGCAAAGCTCTCATGCCCTCGGCTGTACCACCCATAATCTTGAACTCTTCAAAGTCAGTCTCAGACCAAACGCCCTTGCGAACTAGGCTTGATGCCCAGTCAGACATTGACTTAATTATTGCGTCAGCATTGTTGCCCAGTTTTTCATATTCTTCTTTATATGAAATCTCGGCTTCTTGTGCCTCATCACCGGCCATAGAAATAAACTTACCAGCAAGCTCTTCAAACGCCGACTGGCTGATGCCGTTTTCTTTAGCCCAGTCTCTGTATACTGTGTAAAGCTCGTCATCCTCTGGAATGCCAGCCTCGGCAAATACGGCTTCATCGTATTCCTCTGGGGCTTTGTGCTTTCCTTGGCTAAACTTTTTCTGCAACTCAGAATAAGCCTTTGCCAAATCTTCGCCGGTATTAAACTTCTCGGGCAACCACTCAGGCTTTCCTTCTTCGGTTGCCGCCTCTGACGCTACTGCGTCACTAGATACAGTCTCGCCGTCAGGCTTAACGTGTGAGATTGCTTCTTCTGCTTGCTGCTGGTTATCGTCACTCTCAATTTGAGCATCGGCCAGCAGACCATCAGTTTCGTTCATAGTGATCTCGCTCTTTTCATGCGCCGCTCAATTTCCCTGACCAGACTGTTCTGGCCTTCGCGAGCATAGCCGTGGCTGGCTTCTTCGCCGGGATACCACGTTGGCTGCTCTATCGTCAGTGCGCGTAGATGAGTGAGCAGCTTTGCCCCATCGTCACTGGCGAATACGCGCAAATAAAGACGATCAATGTCGTCCTTATCTACCTGCTGTTTTTCTGCAATCTTTGGATCTACAGAACGTAGACCATCCCAACCTTCTGGGTTCATTCTTATGCCCCTTCTGGCGGTGCCTCACCTTGTGGCATTTCACCGGCCTCTGCTTGCGCCGCCATTTGGGCGGCTTCCATTGCTTGCTGCATCATCATCTCGCGCTCTTCTGGAGACGTGCGCAACTCAGCCGGGATGCCCAGCTTATCAGCAACATAATCTGCAATGCTGCCTGTCTTTACAGCCATTTGGCCTTCTGGGCCAAGGGCTGACGACATTTGCACCCACTGCATAATTTTTTCAATGTCACCCATATTTTGCGCTTGTGCAATCGGGCTTACCGGCGTGACCTTGACCTCAAGGCCATTGACGCGCAGCGGCATCTCAATCAAACCGCGCTCATCCATTACATATAAGATCCGCGCAATCATTGGCACCATAGTTTCGGTAATCAAACGACCGAAAGCGGAGCCAAGGTTCTGCGCCAGTTCTTTCATGCGTTCTGCAATCTCTGTCGCAGACCTTGCGCTCATATTGTCAGGCGGCAATGTGTCATCGAGCAGGATCTTCTTGACGTTCATACGCAGGTCATTGATGACAATCTGCGACACGTTAAAGTCGCCGGATCGTGGCATCTGACGCAGGCTCTCACCCTGTGGGCCACCATTACGCGCCACCGGGATAATCGCACCCGGCGCAATGCGGATTGCCTGCGGGTTTAAAACACCGTCATCAGCGGCAGTGTAAACACCGGCAATCGACAAGCTGGCATTTTTAAGCAATAACTCTAGCGTTTTGTTTAGCGTCTTAATGTCTGGGATTGCAGTAACCAACGGCCCGCGACCATAGACCTCACCAGCTACTTTCATATAACGCGCCACGATCCAAGGGCTGGATTTCATGTAACGCTTCAATAGCTCGGCTTTGCCTTCCGGCCAAATGACGTGATAGCAAAACTCACCCATCTCAGGCTCATACAGTGTCGCCTCGATAAGCTCGATTTCTTCGGTTGGCTTTTCGTCAATCATGCGCTGCATACGCTCTGGGATCTCGGCATCTTGCCAATGCTGGCTAATGGCTTCGCCCTTCATACGCATACGCCGGTAAACATTATCGACCTTGCCGTGTGCGCCCTCTTCAATGGCAACCAAATACTGCGGCACGGCAGTAAAGCGGATTGGGTTTAGTTCATCGCCGGGTTGGATCAGCATACAAGCCGTGCCAACTGCCAGATCTAGCAAGAACTCGCCCATAGCCAAATCAAAGTTAGATTGACGCAGCACACTAAACATTGTGTCGCTGTACATATCCAACGCCATTTGCGCTTCGATGCGCCGCTCTTCTGGGATTTCTACCCCCGGCTCTAAGCGGCACCACGGTGCATAAGGTGGGAATAACCCCGATTGAATGCGGTTGGCAAATCGCTGTGTTGCATTGATAGCTGTGCTATCGAACACGCGAACCATTTTGTTTTGCCCCGGAGAGCCACCGCCCTCGTAATAGCCATCATACAGATTGCGCTGTGGCAAGCCGAACTCATAACAATCTTCGTAAATCTGCCGCCAATTGTCTTTGCGGCGCTGCGCAATATCGTGACGTTTTAGGATTTCCTCAACACTACGCATTTTTCTTGTGCCTCTTCGCAAAGTTTCTGGCAGCTTGCTTTGACCTAAAGCCCCACGCACTCAACGCCTCTTTTAATCTGGTTGGCGATCCATCTGGTTTTGTCTCAGGGCCAGCCATACCGCCGAACCTGCCAGCAAAAGAAATACGGCGCGGCCCAGTGCCGGTTTTGACTGGACGTTTTAGGTTGCCGCCATCTTTAGCCTCGTGGTGCCTGCGACCGGCCTCGTTCAATCCACCGCCCGGAGCCTGATGCGCCTTCTTAGTCACGCGCCGCCCTCATATTATCAACAAGGTTAGGGTATGGACGGCCAGCCTTTGCTGCGGCTCGCTGTGCCTTGCGCTTTTGTGCTGGGGTCAAACCCTTTGGCTTGCCCAAACCTTTTGGGCGCTTCTTATCCCAAACCTCTTTTTTCTTTTGCATTACTTACCGTAACCCTTACCTTTTTTCTTTGGCATCATCTTATCCTAATGTTGTTTTGGTTTCTTCTTCTTGACCACCGCCGCCTAGACGACCAGCCATCATTAGACCACGGCGACCAGCCCGGCGGGCGCGCCTCTTGGCCGCCTCTGTACGTTCAGCCCTCGTAACTCTACGCTCAGACGCAAGAGCCGTGGCAGTGGCTTTTTTAGCTTTATCTGTTGGATCGCGGCCTGCTTCAAGCGCGGCACCAGCTTTAACTAATGGCTGCACTATTTTAGGAACTTTTTTTATAAGCCCCGCAGATGTTGCAACTTTAGTAAAAATTTTTCCTACTGAACCCATAATACTATCCTAACGTTGTTTCATCTTCGTCTGCTGTGCCGCCGCGAATAGACGCCATCAGCATACGCCGACCGCCATACTGCCTAGCCCTGCGTTGCGCAGCAATCTTTCTGGCTTGACTTTCCTCTTGGGCTTCAATGCGTTTCTCTTGACGATCTTGTGCCTCGGTCACTTCCGGGGCAACTGCCGCCGCTGTCGGCATTACTACCTTTGGAGACTTAAAAAGAAAACTCATTTGTAAATCCTTGAGAACATCATGTAATCAAAACCGCCCGGCCCATACTTGCGGAGCAGCCCTTCTGGTTGGAATTTTAACACCTTTGCCCACCGCATCGCAAGCTCGTTTTCTACATCAACCGTGATCTGTAATCTTTTTAATTTATGTTTTGTAGAAAACTTATCAAAGTATCTAATAGCTGCTCGCGTTACTGTTAAAGATATATTAGGAAGTTCAACAGATGTTATCATCCAAGCCTCTGCCACCCCCGGCCACAACACGTTGCAGCCAGCACAGCAAACAATTCGGCCTTTCCACATTGCTGTGATTGCGTCACCCTCGGCTTGAAACGCTTTGAGCATATCCTGATAATTAGGCACATACTGGAAAACCTTTTTATCATGCTCGCGCAAATCAGCCGCATAGGGGTGCGCCCAGTGAAACGGCACAATCCGAAACTTTTTGTTTGTCGTTATGTCAATCAAAATATATTAAAATCCATATTAGCAGTGGCCTGTTTAAACTGATTGCTAAACTGGCTGTTGCGCGTAATGTTCCGCACCTCGCCAGCCCCAAGCATCAAATAGCCAAATGCGTCACCAACGTGCGAGTGTTGGTTTTTATTTGCCACATCGCGGAACCGTTCCTGACCAGCGCCAACAGCCATACGTTTAAAGTGATAACCACCAGCCAGCGACTTGCGCGTTTTAACACAAGAGCGATTAACCAGCAGGCCGGGCTTGCCGTCAATCAGCCTATTCATTGGCATAGCACCAGCTTCACGCCGAACCATAAAATCGTTGGTGCTGGTTGGCCTAGCATGTAAGCCCATAGTTCGCAAATGCTCAAACGCCGTTACCTCAAATATCTCGTCACGTTTTACACCAGCCGGATCACCCCAGATCAACACGTCTGACTTTGGAAAGTGCTGCTGTATGTCAGCCAGCAGGTGATGGCAAAACCGCTCCAGACCCATATCAAAGGCCACCAGTTCATGCACAACGTGCCACCGCCCATTCTGCATCTTCTGCCCAAAGACAGCCGCCGGCGTCAAACCAAAGTCAAGCCCAATGTGAACCGGCCAACCTTCCTCGATATGCACGTCAGCCGACATCATACTATCAACGAACTCGTGCCAGACCGGCTTGCCATCCTGCACATAAACATACTTAGCCCCGGCATAACATTGTATCCAGTCAATGGTCTTGCCCGCTAACTGCTGCTCGTAATATCCGGGCGGCAAATTATTTACGTTCTCAGCCGCCGGGTTATTAATCCAATATTTATCAGCCGAGAATATAGCATCCTCGTGTTCTTTGGTTCCCTCAATAACTCCGCCGGGCTGCTTATAAAACTTCCAAGGATACTTTCCGCGAATAGGATTTTTCTCAGCCAACTGATGCCACCAGTGGTCACTATCCATTGGGTTGGTACTCATCCACACGCCGCGCCAAGTGCAACCGCCATTCGCCCTAGTCGGGAAACGACCGACACGCGATGTCAAGCCATCAACCACCGCCTTTGGCAATTCCCTGGCCTCATCTATGAAGCCGCCGGTTAATTCTAAGGAAAGCAATTTACGAACATCACGCGGCTGATCCAACGCCAAGAAAATCACCTCACAATCAAGCCCAGCCGCGCCATCACGCGGCGGCAGCTTGATGTGATGTGTAATAGGCGGCGACCAGCGCATTGGCCCCCACACATTCTCAGGGAATAATTCCTGCCACGTCTTAATCGTGGTCGTGCGTAGTTCCGGGTAGCTGTTCCTGATAACTGCAAACCGAGTATATCTGATCCCATCTATCGGTGATGGTTCCTGCTTCACCGCCCGCAACATCACTTCCGCTAACGAACCGAATGTTTTGCCAGATCCTACTGGCCCCATTAGACCACGCACAAAGCTGTCGTCTTGCAAAAATTCCCATACGGTCGGACTTTCCGAAAAATCTAAATTCAACCCCGCCAAAGCCTCAGTGGTTGGCTGCTTCCTGCGCCGGGGTGATCTGTCTGTTGCTGCTCTAGCTCGCGCCATCATAATCCTCTGGGTCAAAAATAATAGTAGTTTCTCCAGCATAATCATCGCTGGTTAATTCAAGCATAGGCCCGCTGCACACCGTGCAAACAATAGCCTCACCGCCATCATATACCCGGCCTCTCGTCAACTGATTACAATAGCCGCACAAAATATCGTTCTTAAAAAACCTGACGCTAATATAATCCTTCATGTCGATGACCTTACCCATCGTCACCATCAATCTCGACAATCTTTGCAGTCGGCCCAGTGATGTTAATGCCAATCATGCTCGGCTTCTGATCATTCGCATTCGGCTCTAACAACCCGCGATGCTTCGCCAATAGCCGCAACGCCGACAACTTGTCGTGCATCTCAACCTCGATCTGATTGCCAAACTGATTGGGCGTAACCTTAACCTTCTTGACTGAGCGCCGGGCGCGATCAGACAATTGATCGCTCGGCGTCAGCGTCACCCTGCCCATATCATCCCACTGGATAACGTCAGTCGCCTCACCAGCGCCAATGGCCTCTAGCTCTTGCACCACCGCTTCACGCCGAGCCTCATCGGATGAAGCCAGCGCTGCTCGCTGCTGCCTAATCGTTGGCGTTGTTTTGTCTGACATGCAAACACTCCGATCCCGTTGCGGCAT